TGGTGGGGCTCAGGGCGACGGTTCCGGAGGTTTCGATAAACCTGGATGGCCCGGCGGCGACGGCGTCTGTGTTGTTGGCTCGTTTACTGCACCGGAGGCTCAGACTTCATACTCCTATACAATCGGAGGTGGTGGGGCCGGAAATAACACGTCCGCAGGCGCTGGTGCTGCGGGTGGAAACAGCACGGCGTTTGGGCTTACGGCGTTTGGAGGAAGAGCCGCTCCGGGTGCAAACACAGAATTTGATTTTACAGTCACTACCGGAACCAACCAGCAAGACTGGTCACATGACCGACCATCTATTGATGCTTACCAAGCGCCGGCAGCGTTCAGTTTCGGTACGGCTCCATCAGGGGTGAGTTCGTTGTCTTATCGCGGAGGAAGTCCACTTATGTTTGGGCTTGGGCAAATGCGTCGATCACGGGCTGCGGCAGCTACCGCTGCTGTTGCGTACAGCACAGCAAGATCTTGGATGGCTGGTAGTGGCGGAGCAGCGGGCAGTAACAGCACAAAGACCTTTAATGACGGCACAACAGGCTATTCGCTGTGCGCCACAGGTGGCGTCGGTGGCGCTCTCGCTGTTCGTTACATCCAACCGTCGGCTTGAGGTAACCAATGAATACAGACCACGAACTGATGTTGGCCCTCGGTCGTCTTGAGGGAAAAATGGATGCGCTGATTCAGATGCAGCGGATCCAAGAAGAACAGCTCAAGTTCCACGAAGAGAGGATCAGATCGCTAGAGCACTACAAATCGTTTGCGATGGGTATTGCGGCTTTAGTCGGAGCCGTATCCTCGCTTGTCTTTTCTTACTTGATGAAGGGATTCCAATGAAAGAAACATTCGCTTCTTTGCACGAAGCACTAGCAAACGATCTTCTCCGAAGGATCCAAGACGGAAGCGCGACCGCGGCTGATCTTTCGGTCGCCCGTCAGTTCCTCAAGGACAACGGAATTGACGCCACGGCGCAGCAGTCTGAGCCGCTGTTGAACTTGGCGAAGACTCTGCCGTTCGATCCTGAATCGGAAGCCGCATGATCGACCCCAGGATCAAAGACTTCCGTAACTTCCTGTACTTGGTGTGGGATCACCTCGGCCTGCCTGATCCGACTCCGATCCAGTACGACATTGCGGACTTCATTCAACACGGCCCATCACGACGCATCGTTGAGGCGTTCCGCGGCGTAGGCAAGAGTTGGATCACGAGCGCGTTCGTCGTGCACACGCTTCTTCTGGACCCGACGAAGAACATTCTCGTCGTGTCTGCATCGAAGCAGCGCGCAGACGACTTCTCGACGTTCACGCTTCGGCTGATCCATGAGATGCCGATGCTGCAACATCTGCGCCCGAAGGAAACGCAGCGCAACTCAAAGATCGCCTTTGACGTTGGTCCTGCTCCTGCTAGCCACGCCCCGTCCGTAGTGTCCAAGGGGATCACAAGTCAGATCACGGGTAGCCGTGCAGACTTGATCATTGCGGACGACGTCGAGAGCTCAAACAACAGCGCGACGATTACCCTCCGGGACAAGCTTGCTGAGACGGTCAAGGAGTTCGAGGCCGTCCTGAAGCCTGGGGGACAGATCATCTACCTCGGTACGCCACAGACGGAGCAGTCGATTTACAACCTACTCGCGGAGCGTGGGTATGTGATCCGCATTTGGCCGGCTCGGTATCCGGACGCAAAGCGTCGGACGACGTATGGTGAGCGGCTTGCTCCGATGATCGCCAATGGGCCGGATGACATGACTCCGACGGAGCCGAAGCGCTTTGACGAGTTCAGTCTGAAGGAGCGTGAACTTGGCTACGGCCGGTCGGGGTTTGACCTTCAGTTCATGCTTGACACGACGCTGACGGACCTTGATCGGTATCCGCTCAAACTGTCGGATTTGATCGTCATGTCGCTAAACGACGAGTCGGCCCCCGAGAAGCCTATCTGGGCCGCTGACATCCGGAACGCCGTCACGGACGTCCCGTGCGTTGGCTTCAATGGGGACAGGTACTACCGCCCAATGGCTATTACGGGCTCGTGGATCCCTTATACGGGCTCCGTGATGGCAATCGACCCCTCGGGTAGGGGCGCAGACGAAACGGCCTACGCGGTCGTCAAGATGCTTAACGGCTTCCTGTATGTCACGGAGGCTGGTGGTCTATCCGGCGGGTACAGCGAGAAGACGATGAATGAGCTCGTCCAGATCGCCAAAAAGCAGAAGGTAAACCTCATCCTCGTGGAATCCAACTTTGGCGACGGGATGTTTGAGGAGCTACTTAAGCCTCACTTGATTAGACAATACCCGTGTACTGTCGAGTCAATTAGGCACAACATCCAGAAGGAGAAGCGGATCATTGACACTTTGGAGCCCGTGATGAACCAGCACAGGCTCGTAGTCAACGACAGGCTGATCCGCCAGGACTACGACACGACGGCAGACAAGTCGTCCGAAACCCGCCTTCAGTACCAGCTCTTCTACCAAATGAGCCGCATTACACGCGCTAGGGGCTCTCTTGCCCACGATGACCGCCTAGACGTCCTGTCGATGGCTGTGGGCTATTGGGTGCAACAGATGGCCCAAGACGCTGATAGGCGCATTTCCGTCCGTAAGGGCGAGATGCTCGACAGGGAATTGGAGAGGTTTATGGAGTCCGCCATTGGCCGCAAAGACAGAGGAGGGGACACATGGGTAAGCCTGTGAAGTACAACGACGACATCGAACCGCCGGATGACGACGAGATCTACATCGACCTTGTCGTCGTCACCGCTATGGCGGTCAAGGCTTACGAGGCTTTCCTGAAAGGCTCAAACGGGTCTAGCCTTACCCTCGCTCGGGCTATGAAGGAGCTTCGGGATCGACTTCCGAACGATATCGATGACCTGATGGACGATTAGCGTCTGGGGACTCACCGGACTCAGGAATGGTTTTCCGAGCCCGTAGATCTCTCCCTATTTCCCTAGAAAACGGTTCGCCGCTGGCCGGCTTCGGCATGTCTATGGGGGGGTAGGGGGGGATCTACGCGGATCTTGGAATGGAGAAAGCAACTATGAACAAACTCCGAATTACTTCGGCTTGCAAGGGTAAGTCCTTGAACAAGCCTTGGAAGACTCCAGGGGGACCGAAGAAGTCTGCGGTATGCGTGAAGTCTGGTTCTTCTGTGAAGGTTGTCCGATTTGGAGATCCGAACATGAAGATCAAGAAACACATCCCAGGACGGAGATCAAACTTCCGGGCTAGGCACAACTGTGCAACACCTGGACCGAAGGACAAGGCCCGGTATTGGTCTTGCAAGGCGTGGTGAACAATGCCTCGTAACTACAAAGAAGAGTACGAGAAGTACCACAGCTCTGAAAAGTCCAAGAAGGACCGAGCACACAGGAACAAAGTCCGACGGATGATGATCCGGAAGGGCCGTGTACGGAAGGGATCAGCACATGATGTTGATCACAAGGATGGCAACCCTCGAAACAACAAGCTTAGCAACTTGAGGATTGTCCATCGTTCTATCAATCGGGCTAAGCACTGAAAGGTTCAAAAATGTCGAAGCTTGGTGGTGGTGGTGGCGTACAGAATCCGACTCCTGATCCGTCGCAGCAGACGACTTCTCCGGGTTCTTTGCCGTACTCTTACGACCCTAAGAAGCGGAGCCAGAAGGTGTACGCCAAGGCTTCGGCTACTTTTGGCAAGCAGGCAAAGATCGGTGGTCCTGCGAACGCCCTGAAGTCGGGCAAGATGGCTAAGCCTCTGATCGACACTTCGCGCTTCAAGATCAAGAAGCGGAGCCGCTAATGGCTTTCGTTCAGACGGGGGTGAACCCCAAGACCGGTGCTGCGATCGGCTACAACCGAACGCACAAGGACCAATACCCGTCGAACAAGAAGAAGGGTCGTAAGCAACTCAAGATCAAGAAGAAGGGTTACTGATGGCATTCATCAAACAGGACAAGCCGTCCAACTTCGGCCCGACTTCGTCCAACCCATCTAGCCGTTGGGTTCCAGACAACGCCGAATACGGCGCTCAGTTTGGAGCCGAAGACGACCCGAACCGCATGGTGACCGTTCCAGAATCGACGTACGACAAGACGCGATTTGGGTACTTCAGGCAGCTCAAGGACTTCGGCTCTTTGGCCCCAATGTTGCTGTCGATGCTCCTGAGCCTCCGTGGCCCACAGTCCGTCCGAGAGGAGCTGGAAGACAATGGACAGCAAGTCAGCCGAGGAGTCCCAGACAAACTCCTCACCTCCGCAAACGTCAACCCCCTCGCAATTCGACCTCGCCGGCGTCCTGCCTGAGTTCGTCTTCATCGGTGGAATTCAAGTTCCGGTGAAACTGGCTAGGATGGCTCCTGGAGACTTCGGGGAGTGGAGGGGCTACCCAAGCCCGTCCATCACGGTCAATGGCGTCCTAGAGGCTCCTGCGGCCTTTATGACGATCCTGCATGAGGCTCTACATGGCATATCTGAGATGTATGAGCTTGGGCTGACCGAGAGGGATGTCAGGGTACTGGAGATCGCACTCTCGGACCTGTTTAGGAGGACTGAGGGGTTGCGGCATTTTGGGGAAAAAATCTGAGAAGGGTTTGATATCAAGCCAGGGGGGTCTTCCCCCCCGCCGCCCCTTCGAGCCTCGCGCGTGCGCGTGGGCGCCCGTGGGCGCGCCTGGGCGTGCGCGTGGGCGTGCGTGCGGGTGCGCGGGAGCGCGGGAGCGCGTGCCCGAGCGCGTGCGCGTGCTTCCGTGTGCGTTCGGCCGTTTTTTTTTC